AGTTACAAGAGGATCTTTTTTTGACCATCCATTACGTGTGGCGGACGATTGATCCCAAGGAAAGAGACCTCTACCTAAAAAAAAAAATAGAAGACGACCCTTACGGGCAAGAAGACGTCGTTATAGACCGTATCGATACCTATTATCGTACATTTGACTTAGTCGAAGAATGGTTATGGTATAACATGATTGTCACAAAACCAGACTTTGGCATAGTGTTTTGCGAAGAGACACGTCCGTTCATTCTGGACAAGCATGCAGCCTTTGTTGAAATTGAGACTGTATTACGAGAAATAAAGAGCCAAATTAACAAGGATAAAATGGACGACCGCATGCTTTTCTTGCTTGGATCCTTGGTCAATTATGCATTGCTTTTAGCCAAAGAGAAGAATGAACTCTATGACCAATTACGTGAAACCATACGTGATATATGGCTATCTGTTTCCACCATCAAGCGTATTCGCGGTTATTCCAATTTTTCCATGGTCAAGACCAAGGTGATGCGTCTCTTGGACGAGCGTCCCATTGATTTACTAAAGGAAGCCACCTACAAGAAGATGGTTATTGCCTTACGTAACGGAGTGGATAAGGATAATGTTTCAGAAACATTGGATGCTACCATCAAGCGTGAAATACGTTTGAGATAGCCTGGTGTTTCTCGATCTTATTGTTTCTTTTTAAATTTAATTTATTATCATACACTGTCTCAAACTCGTTATTGTCTTCGTGCAATTCTGGGTAAATCTTGGTCAATGGTTTGTCTAGGACTAACATCACACGATCATAGGTAAGAAGTTGACGGTATTCATCAATTGTGAGATTTCCCATGTATTTGTCCAATAGATAATACGGATTGGGTGCAAACTTAATGTTTCTTTCGTATTGATAAACTTTACTATAAAGTAAGTTTAACAATTGATATCTTTCATATTTAATAGTTTGGTCAATGTTTTCTTTAAACAAATGGCTACATGCACATTCTGGACTACAGAAACATCCATACACGTTGTATTTTGCTTTAAAAAACAAGGAAGGGATATAAATGGTGGGGGTATCAAAGTCGCAGGTACACCAAAAACATGCGGATTTTTGGTTCACCTGATTATTGTGTAGCTGTGTTTCAAGATCAGCAAGCTTGTTGTAGATTTCTTTTTTTTGTCTATCTCCCTTGGAGAGTTCTCGTTTGTCCTGTACCATGGGTTCGGTTGTGCTATACGTGCCAAATGTATGGTCTTCCTCAAATGGCTCTATGGTACACAGGTCGGGGTTGTATTTGGTCATGTCCTGGAAAGAGGGAATATCCGATATTCTGCATTTTAAATGAAGAATGACATTGGTATGGTTCGGGTTGTGGACATTTATTTTTGGGTCATTCTTCACGATTTTACCTCCTTTGGGTTTGCGACCGCGCTTCTTGTGTATCTTTTCCATAGGCTCATCCATTTCATTAATCATTTTACATTATTTTAATTCGTTTTAATAATGAATTAAAACCATTCACCGTCCATAGTATAGTCTATGTTGCCCTGGGTAGAAAAACACCGGCCTCATACATTGGATGAGTTGATGATGGATGAACCCACACGAATACTGTTTCGTCGGATGATTGAGACAAAGACCTTCCCTCACATGTTGTTTTATGGACCACCTGGAACAGGTAAAACATCTACCATTCTATGCATTTTACAACAACTAAAACAAACGGAACCGGAACTTAATGTTATTCATCTGAATGCGTCGGATGATCGAGGGGTGGACATTATCCGCAACCAAATCCAAACCTTTATCCAGTCTAAAGGGTTCCTCAAAGGAATGAGATTCATAGTATTGGATGAGATTGATTCCATGACCAAACAGGCACAACAATGCTTGTTGACTTTGATTTTAAACACGCGTGTTCGTTTTTGTCTCATATGCAATTACCTGAGCAAACTGATACAGCCACTACGTGACTATGTATTGTTGATACCCTTTCACAATCAATCCTATGATCGTACCTATTTAAAGACCCTCATGCGAAAGGAAAATCTGACCCTTACTGACGAGGTGTTGGAAGATATTGTGTATACTTATTATCCGGATATGCGGTCCTGTGTCAATTGTCTACAGGTATATCAGTCCATACCTTACCCCATTTTAGAGAAAAAACAAATCATTCATACACTTGAACAGTATGACAAAGTTGAACTTACACACTATTTGAATAACCGAAACAAAAAAGAATTCTTTCAAAGGTTGTTTCTCTCGATGGTGGATTACAACCTGACAACTGAACTAGTGAGCCGAATGCATAAATTCATCTTACTCAAACAAGACCTGGATTATTTTGACGAGTATATCATGAAGGACTTTATGAAACTTAATCCTTTAAAAGAATTGATTTGAAAACAACTCCGTACACTAGATGGAACATGGGTCTCGAAGAAGATTGGTTGAACTTTTGTCGGTCTGATAAAGAAACGGTGGTTGAATTCAAAAAACGAGAAGAAGGCATTGAAATTCCCGTATGTGGGGGGTTGGTCATTTCGACCAAGACCAAAATCATTTATTTGAACCAGCCGATTGATTTGTATCCACTCTTCTGGAACCTGCCTATGGTATCCTATGACAACTATGAAGAAGGTGTCATCAAGAAACAAATCAAGTTTAATTTTAAAGATAAGGAAGAAGTGTCCCAGTTTGAGCGACAATATGCGGAGGTCTCTTATTTTAAAAAGATGAAAATACTTAACCAAATAGACAATCCAAATGGACGCGTTACCTTTAAAGATGTGCGGAAAATAGACATTGGAATGTGTCGAAAAGACCTTGTACGTATTCATAAAAAGACGGAAAAAAGTGCATTTTACAATTGTTTTGTCTTTATCTATCGACTATTCGTAGATGGGAAATTCAAAGAGTTCCATATCAAAATATTCAACTCGGGTAAGATTGAAATACCTGGGATACAAAACGAGCTCCATGTAAACCTTGTGGTGAAAAGGACCATGGAACTCTTTGCGTCCTTCTTTCCACTCTCCTTATTTGAGACACACCGAGAGACCATCTTGATTAACTCTAATTTTGGATGCAATTATTACATCAATCGTGAAGAGTTATTTGTCATTCTAAAAACACAATACAAGGTAAAGTGTAGTTATGATCCATGTAGTTATCCTGGGATACAATGCAAGTATATTCTAGAAAACGGGGAAGTGTCTTTTATGATTTTTCGAACGGGTAGTGTATTGATTGTTGGAAAATGCGAAGACGAAGAACTCTATCGTATCTACGAATTCCTCAAGAATATCTTTACCAGAGAATTTTATCAAATCTATGAGACAAATTACGAAGGACTGAAAAAGAAAAGCAAGAAGAAAATGAAAAAAATTACAATATTACAAGAAAGACAAGAAAAGCAAGAAAAACTGATTTAAAGGGGAATTAAAGTATTCGGTATAATGACCGATGTCGATAAAAAGGATATGATACTACCTAGTATAAAAGTCATGCAACACGCATGCCGACTTGCCTGTACGGAGGATAAGCCAATCTTGTTGGATTATTGGCTCGAGTCTCATACGGGAAAGGTGATTATCGGCGTTCGGGATGGGGATGAGAAGATGCTGGTGCGTAGTCAGGAAGAGTATACGAGTCCCATTTCAAAGCTATTCAAGGTGGGAGAGGAACTAATTGTCATGACGGAGAATTCCATCTACGTGGTATCGATGAAAATCCCCAGTAAGAAGATTAGTTAGATTATAAAATTGAGCCTATTCTTTTTTATGAGGTCCTTTCATACAAATGATACGTGCACCGGATGAATACAAACGGGAACGCCTTGCAGGACCTCAAGTATTTGAAAACGTTGACCCTGAAATGCACCGTATCTTGGAAGAAAGCAGAAAACTACATGAACGTAGACAACAACGCATGGCCGAATTTGCTCCCTTGTTGTCTAAGTTGAAAAGGATTGGATTTTACGATTCTGTCGTACAGAAACAATACCAAAATATTGTCTTATGGTGTGACTCTTATTACGAAGGGCGTCCATCTCAGATAGAGGTCTCATTTGAAGTCTTGGTTTTGATACGGTGGACCTTGTCCGAACGTGCAGCGTTGGATAAAATCAAGATTTCGGTCATGAATAATCCTATCGGATAATTATATAATCTATTCTACTTTATATAGATGCTTTTTACTGTGAAACCCATTCTGAAGCCCCTTGATGAAAGTACTCGTATGCAGCGTATGAAAAGCTGTCTCGTTGAACGAAAGAACCCTAACTTTGCATCGTATGACCGAGTTTTACAGAAACGACGATCTCTTACTTTGCCGAAGAAGTGTTAGGCGAGGATACGCATTAGTAGATAGGGTAATTCCTGCATATGAATCTTCAGAATCATCCTCGTACATTTTCTTCATCAGTTCTCCTACTCGTGCTTTGAATAAGGGTACATGTGCGACACGAATATATTGTTTCAGATATTCATCTGTTTCCATCTGAACCCCTTTTTTTATATCACATTTTAGGGTTATTGTATTACCCGAGTTATTTTCACACCTGGCCCATGGCTGGGTACCATTTGCAAGAAAATATTCATTCATAAATTCTCGAATGATAGTTTTATGGTGTTCAGTACGCTCAAGTAGTGGTGTATTCATAGCGAGGATAAATGATTTTACATTATCTATGTTTACTCGTATTTTTTGTGTGCCAATACATACAAAATCACTTCCATAAGAGGAATAGATATACCAGCGTGTGTTTTCATAATAAAGTATAAAATAATGAGGTATGGTACCGTTTTCTCTGAAAAATATCATAGGAAATAATAGTTTAGAGGGTTTACGTCTTGAACTACGCCAACTATGTGAATATCTGCGGCGTGAACTACGTGATGCGGTAATACGAATTTGACTTATCGTTTGTTCTGCGTCATATTCGTCTTTGTCAAAGAAGGGTAAACTCTGATTGTTTGAGATGAAGTTATGTATATCATCATATTTTAATAATTTTTCTATCATTTTATCCAATGCATTTCGTATTTCTTGGGTAATATCTCCAGGTATATCCAAAAATACACACATTATTCTTTGTGCAAGGGTCATTCTACATGAGACATAGGTTCTCTGTGTTCTTGTTTTAGGTGTACCGGGCTTAGTCCTTATTAATTGGAAAGGTAATGATCCTTGACGTCTCAAGGGTTCATTAGACATGGAACTCCCACCCCTATGTTTTTTTCGTGTATACATACATAAATACAATAAAAGAAATAAATAGATGCGACTATCTGGAGACCTTTACGGAAGTAGTCATGGACGAATAGACCTGTCGATGTTTGGAGGCAAGACTGAACGTCTCTACCTGTGGCAGGGTTGTGGGTGTATGGATACTGGTTCAGAGTATTGCATTCGATGTTATTCTTCCTTTGAGAAACATAGCCAAGATATAGAGGATCGTATGTTTGTATGCAGCCCAGACTTGAAAGAGTTTAAAGGTCATACATGTTCTCGTATTCAACGTGATACAATACAGTCTGTAGTGGTTCCATGGCTCGAAAGACGAGAGCCCGTCATATCCCCATATATTCAGCACCTCTATAGCGTAAACAATGGACAAGGTCTTGAACAACGTGCTGTCTTTAATGGGCTTCCATGGGGAAGAACAAAGGAATTCTACTATTATTGTCGTTTGAAACACATCCAATCTTTTTTTGAGAAGACGGAGAAAGAGGAGTGTGTCTATTATGAAGAACCCTAAATTTTGAATGATTTAAAGCATTTCCTTATAATTATTCATGTTGTACCGGGACATTGGGTTAGGAGATGGAGAGAACATGCGACCCATCTTGACCCGTCGGTCGGATTTGCCTAGCGAGGCTACAGTCGATCTGAAACTTCATGGACCCCTAGATATCTACGAGGGCAACCGTGCATTTGTTCGAGACAATACATTGTTACGGTCTTATCCAATTCAACGAAAAGATTTTTTTGAATTAACTTTACGAGCCTATGAACCAAATAAACTAGATGTATCGATGGATGGTGTAGTGATTGATACATTATGTTTTTCACTCAACCCGCTTGTAGAAGAAGAGACACTAGAAGAGATCGAATATAGAGAATGGTACAATGCAAAAAAAGAATATCAATCCTATTTAGATACAACGCATCAATTTGTATCGGAACCGCAACTTCAAATTTCGGATACAGATCGTCAAGAGGTGTTTTGGAAACTGGATGAAGCCTATAATATATTGGGATGTAGTGATGTGACAACGGAAGAATATAAGCTGTGTTTGTCCGAAATTGAACGTCATTTAACCCCTTATTTGTTGAAATTTAAAGATTGTGTCTATTCATAAGATAGAACCGATGGATTTATCTATAGAAAAATGCAAAGAAAAAATCGAGAACATTCCTTGTCACTTGGCCAAGACCGCATGTCAGAAAGGAAAAATTATCTTGTGGGAGAAGTGCATCCAGTCGTATCTTTATGAAAAAGATCAACTCAATACTTTTTCTAATATTTCAAGCTGTTCTACAGAAAAGGGAGGTGGAGTGACTATCTGAAACCGTAACAACAAATCACCCTTTCGTTCGTCTCGAGAAAATCCCTTACCTTTTACCATCTTTTCTTGACCATGCAAAATGACATTTCCAGGATTGTTCTTAATCTTGTATTGGGTACCATCCAAATGTTGAATAGCCACTTCAAAACCGCAAATGGAATCCTTGAACGATACTTGAAGAGGATAGACAAGGTCTAATCCTTTCCTCTCAAATAACGCATGAGGTTTAATTTCAATCAATACCCGCAACGACCCTTTGTGTTGCTGGAATTGATTACCCTTTTCAGGTATTTCAATACATTCGCCATGGTCGATACCAGGACAAGCATTCACATAGATCTTTTCAGACACTTTGGAATGGCTGTTTCCGACTTGTACAATCCGTTCAACAACAATCGGAATACTATGACCTAAATAGGCTTGTTCATAAGTAAGCTGAACCGCAGTTTCCAAGGTGGTTTGCATCGTCGAGAAATGAAAATGAGGGAAACCTTGTGATTGAAATCCTTGTTGGAAACCATGTCCTTGGAACATTTGTATAAATGGGTCCTCGTCAAAGCCCATTCGTCCATCTCGTTTAAACAAATCATGGAGCATTTGTTCCATGGGATTGGTGGGAGGATGGTCATAGGCTTCCTTACGTTCAGGATCGCCTAGGATTTCAAAGGCTTCATTGATTTGTTGCATTTTTGCGGACGTATCTATGCCTGGATTTTTATCTGGATGGTTTTTGAAACTAAGTTCTCGATAAGCTTTTTTAATCTGAGTATCAGTTGCGTCTTTTGAAACATTTAAGATTTGATAAGGGTCCATATACTTTAATCTACATATAAGTTTTCTTTATTTAAAACGAACCTTTCAATAAAGAACAATGGAAGAACAATATTTACCTCGTTCGTTTGATGAACTAATTAGCCCGTCGTGTGATACAGTGGTACAACAACTGAAGTCATGTAGACAGAGCAACAAGTCTATACTTTGCATGGGATCTATCAATACCTTCAAGCGAGAGATGTTGAAACAGTACGTAAAGCAATTCGCACAGCTTTACGAAATCAACGTATTCAACGATTTATCTAGTCAAATGGACCTTACCGAATTAAAAACATTTTGCAAAACGGTATCCTCTAAATCCAAAGTTGTATTGATTGAACATTTTGACATGTTAAGTGAAATTATTCAATCCTATCTGAAGATCATCATGGAAGATTTCCCAAATGTAGTCTTTGCATTAGGTGCCGAAAGTACTAAAAAAATCATCGAAAGTATACAAACCCGTACCACTGCTATTTATTTTGAGGAGTGGACCACTGTTGAATATAGACAACTCGTGGACCGTATACTTAAACAGGAAGACATCGTCATTGGTTCGCTTGATGCACTGTTTGCTTTGCCCAGTTTATCCATCTACTTTATCTTTAACCTTTTCCATAAATTGAAGATTTTACAAGTAACCCAAGTAGACCATCTTACTCCGTACCTACACCTACATGACCCGAGACAATTGGACTTATTTTTCGATTGTATAGGGAAGGAAGATCTGAAAGCAGCCGTGCAAATCTTGTTTTTAGAGTACGAAAAGGGTTATTCCTTATTGGATATTTATCATTTCTTGTATGAATATCTGAAAGTAAGCAAGAAATGGAAGGGGTTAAATTATTTGTATATTGAGAAGTTGTGTTCGTATATACAACAAATTTACGAAGGGAATGACCATAAACTCATGTTATTGTTTTTAACTAATGAGTTTTTATGTATTTTTAAAAATAATTAGGTAATCTATGGTGGACAAGAACCAGACCTTAAAGTCTACGATTGACTTTTTTTCAGACTTTTTAGAGAAATTAGGCACCTTGGAAAAAGGAACCGTTCTCATCAATATAAACCATTATAAAAGAGGCATTTATAATGGTTCTATCCAAGAATTCTTTGAAAGGATGTATCCTTTTTACTATGATTCAAAGAAACATTATGTTGATTTTGAAAAGGTGACCTATTCAAAATTTATTACGGTTTTACGTCAGATTTCTCATAAAAACCAAATAGCTTATGAATACAAGATTAAATACAATCATTCCAAACATTATATTGAATATACATTTACGCTTCCAACGGAGGATCTTACCTTAGAAATCCCCATCCATAAAATTGAATGTACTGAAACCCCTGAAACGGTCTGAACAAAATGGCTTCCATGTTGAACACCCTCTCTACCGAACAATCTGTTGCACTTACCCGGTTTATGAATGGAGAAAACCTTATGATCAGCGGGTCAGGCGGTTCAGGCAAAACTTTCTTGATCAAAGAATTCTTGAAAAAGAAACCTCAATCGATCTTGTGTGCTATGACGGGTTGTGCAGCGATGCTTCTTGAGTGTGATGCATCCACGATTCATTCATGGAGTGGATTGTATTGGTCAAAGGATAGCATGACCGATGACGAAATCTTGGACGCGGTACTGTCTAAGAAAAAGATTGAGAAGAAATGGAAAGCAGCAGAAATCCTTATCGTGGATGAGATTAGTATGATGTCAAAACGATACTTTGACTTATTAAATCAAGTAGGACAAGCATTTCGTAAGAATGACCGTCCATTTGGTGGATTACAGCTAGTGTTTGTGGGAGATTTCTTCCAGTTACCTCCGGTATCTTCAGACAAAAATACCGTATTCTGTTTTGAATCAGAGAATTGGTTTACCACATTCCCAAAGGAACAGCATGTGGTCTTGAAAACCCTTTTCCGTCAGTCTGATCCGGAGTATATTGAATTGTTAAATGAGGTTCGTGTAGGAAACATTAGCATGAAGAGCGTAGAGATGCTACAGAAATATGTCAATCGTCCCAAGGCACAAAACATGACGTATTTGTTCCCGACACGTTCGAATGCAGGTGCCTTTAATTCTCTTCAATACAGCAATTTAAAGGAAAAAGAATACGTCTTTAAGCCTGAGATAAAGCAAGATGCAATCCTCTATTCAGACGGGCGTCTGATTGACCAAAATATGCTGAAGAAGTGTAAGCAATTGAACCCTTCCGCTCGCGACTACGAGATACAGAACCTGATGAAGGCAAACAACCTGGAACCGATTTCCTTGAAAAAGGGTGCATTTGTCATGTGTACTCGAAACCTATCTTCGAAAATCTGTAATGGCTCACAGGGAGTAATTACAGATTTTATCATGGGTAAACCACAAGTGACCTTTACGAATGGAACTGTTTCGACGATTGAACCACACGAGTTTCAACATCATGAATATCCTTGCTTGGTCATCAAGCAATATCCTCTTTGTTTAGCCTGGGCCATGACCATTCATAAAATTCAAGGGTCTACTCTCGATTGTGCTGCAATTGACATTGGACAGACGGTATTTGAATATGGACAAACCTATGTAGCCCTGTCGCGGGTCCGTACTCTAGATGGACTATATCTATTGAATTTCAATGCTTCTAAAATTCGTGCCAACCCGAAAGTGGTTGCCTTTTACAAATCGTTAGAAAATACTATCTCTACGGTCAAACCCGTAGAAGAGAAGCCAGTTATATCAGAGGTCATAGAAGAGGTTGCAGAAGAGGGCGTATCTGATCAAACCGGCAAACCGGTTGCAGAGGTCATCCCTATCACGCCATTAGTCAAACCGATTAAACCAAGGAAACCCCGTGCTACAACCAAGCCTAAGATCCAGGACCTTCTTATTTACTCGTAAACTCATCTCTATTCAATCCGATTACAGTCACAATCTTTCTTGACGCCTAAGATATAATAAGAAAAGGAGCAGTTACATTCAATCACTTGTGATTCGCTCATTTTGCAGAACCATTGATATTGTAATCTTTTTTTCAGGAGTTCTGAAGGCATGTATAGACCGATGTTATTGTCGGGTAAGTCGAGAACCTGGTCAGACATCAAGTCTTCCAAGAGGATCGGTCCTGACTTATTCTTGGTGCCGATCAAGCCACCATCTACGACGGGAACCTGTTTCGAGACAAAATAATTTTCACAAAAGGGGCTTTCTAGAACAGAACGGTCTTGTTTTTCAAGATGTTGAATATACATAAGAAGTTCTGGATTTTTGGCATTGGATCCACACAACTTGCTAGAGGGTAACATTTTTTGGTTTGAGACATTATCCGAATTGACCATTTCAGAAACATACCATTGATAAGGGTTGTCTAACTTTTCCACGCTGTCTTTCAAGTACAACGACGGTGGTACTATGACTCCACCATATTCATATAATATTTTCATGAGACAAATGTTCCGATAATTTTCCAAGAGAGCACCTGATAACTTTGTGTGGTCTACAGGAAGCTTTAGAAGGTCTTCAAAGTCACTGTCACTAAAGACAACAATGTCATACTTTTCTGCACAACAATCTACAATCGACTTGATGCACAAATTCATGTAAGACAAATTCATACGAGTAGAACGTCTTTCAGAAAAACTATCCCACAACCGTGAATTGCTTTCAAAAGGAATGTATATCCATACCTTACGTTTCTGAAGTTTAGTAAAGGTCAATGGCTTATAAAAAAATATATCAATGTCAAGGGTTTCCGATCTATTTTGTCTCATCTGTTCTTCCCATTTTTCTTTCATGTACTTGTAATTGAATAAAGAAAACAGTGCTACGAAAATGATAAGATAAAGGATAATCGCATTCATATTATACTATGGATACATAAAAGTTTATAGTTCTCATCCATTCTACCTATTCAATCCTTAAATACTTGCCGCAGTATTCCTTGAATATTTTATTGGTTTCTTCGGTTTGTTTCGAGAGTGTATAGGATAGCTGCATGGCCTGTTTCTCCTCGTAGCTTTGTTGTTCCTTTAAAAGAGCTTGAGACTCCTCTTTCGTCAACGGTGTCAATTTGTCTCGACTTCTATATTGCTTGTACTCCTCTAGTGAGCCAAACTTTTTCTTTTCCTCGTATTCTTTCTTTCCGTCGATGGCAAATACCGTATGACTGTATATTTCTTTCAGATCGGATGTGTCTGCTTCAACGTAGGACTTAATTTCTTCCTTCTTAACCAATTGAAGTGCCTGTTGTCTCGATCGTTCAAGGTCGTCCTTATGGTAAATCTGTTCATTTGATTTAAACCACTCGGCATATCCATCCGTCTCTTGAATACGCACTTTCTCAAACATGTCATTGAAAACTTTCTTGAATTTATCGGGGTCTTCAAATAAGCCTTCCTTTTCACAATAGGTATAGAACCCCTCTCGTGTCATATCATGACCCAAGTCTCTGTCGTATTCGGTAGACTTGGGTTTGTCTGTTTTCTTTACGAATTCATAAATCATTTCTAGCTTCTGGTAAGCTTTTGTAAAATAGTCATAATAAAAAGAGGTGTCTTTGCCGATGTTCTTGTCAGGATGTAACAAGAGCACTTTTTTTTTTGCTTGTCTCAGTTGGTTTGGAGTAAGCTCTCCTTGAATATCAAAGAGGTCAAATAATTCCTTTAGCTCTGACATGGCACTCATTAACAAAAGGGTATATTCTATTTTCGAATGGTTTCGTTATTACGTCTTCGTCAAAAGACTTTCTGCATAAAATGCCTGGACCATGTTTGGGTCTGCACCTGTAAAACATCGATACGGTACATAAAAATGGTCCGGAGTAAAGAGTTCCTTTTTAAACGTAAGAAAGGTAGGAATGCCTACTGCCATCTTCATACGCTTGAAAAATGAATAAAGGTCTAATGCATCGTCGACATCAATCTCGATGTATTCAAACGATAGACCTTTTTTGGTGTATTGTTCGTTCATGGAATGAATTACGGATTTGACCTTTTGACAAGGTCCGCACCAGGTTGCAGTCAATTTAATAATCGTCGTATCTTTGTCAGTAGAGCTGAGGTATTCACGCAATTCATCTCGGGTCTTGGGGGTCTCCATGTAGAATAAAATATCAAGGTTTATTTAAACCCCTTTATACAACCTTACAGATGTTGTAGAGGATACGATTTTGGATATACATGATACTGTAAACAACGATTGCTTGTAACAATAAAAACGCCTCAACAGATGACAAACCTTTTTTAGAGATGATGACAAGTGCTGCGATAATAACAGCAAACAATGCAACCAATCCTAAAAAGGAGAGAATTAAAAATAAATTGCAGTAAGAGTGACTCAGCGGACCGAATAAGGAGTTCATGATATATACTACTCTACATTTTTATAAAATGGAAAATCATAAAAATTGAATTCAACAAAAACCTCTTATAGGAGTTATAAAATGAAGCTCTTTGCTATTCACGATCCATGGTTCTACGCATTAGATGACGGTGATGTAGACGACCGTGCAGCGTTAAAGTATTACGAACGGTTCATTGCCCGTAATCCAGAACTGAAACATGAAGTAAATGTTTGGATTTCTGACACCGATCGCTATAAGAAGACACTTGAACATTTTCCTAATTCACCCATTAAGTTTCATCATGAGTTTCCTCTAGCTCATTTCTTGGACGCAGACAAGGTATGTATTTGTGCACCGGTAAAAGGAAAGGATATACGAGATCAGATTGCTTCTCATTTGGCTGAAACGGGAAAAGGATACTGCCAAGGAAACAAGATAGGGACGACGAACTTTCCTTCTAAAGATTATGAGACTTTGTTGGAAAGCATTCCATCCAGTCAACGTTTCTGTACCTATTTGACAAACATCTGTTTTCCACCAGAAATCCTGGATGATTTGGACCCAGAGTACAAACATGAATACATGTCCTATTCCATGATGAAACTCATCAGCCCGGGCGGGATTGTGCATGTACCAGGACTTCTGTATCGTCTGTATTGTCCTATTCTTGGAGGCGGACCAGGTACGAATATGCTGAAGATACAACAATGTCTAAAGGACTACCATCCTGGAATGGAAGATTTGACGATTAGTGCAGAAGGATTTCGAGAGACCAACTGGGATATTATCGGTCGACTAGGACTAAAACCTCCAATCTTCACGAATGGGATGGATCCTGCACTCGAAGAGGCCATGACGGTGATGGTCTATTTTGCGAATAAGTATTACAATACAGGTTCCTGTCCTGTATACGACGGACGCGAAAGTCTTTATTCCTTAAAGTCCCTTCCACCTGGAAAGGTCGACATTCCGCTGACCGAGACTCCGCCACTCTACGATCTGGTGGTTGCCATTGCTGTTCTTGAGAATATGACACCCACTTACCTCGAACAACCTGAGATACGTAAGTGCTTGATGGAATACATAAGGTGGATCGAATAAAAAATAAATATCATTACTATAACATGTATATAATTAGACGGATACCTTTTTCTTTGCAATGATACGTGGAAAGGTAACCTTTTGCAAAATGTCTTCACTTGAATAGATGTTGCCCTCTTTATCCGTATATTGATGAACCCCATTAATATCCTCTAGCCAAACCTCTAGCTTTGTATCCATAGATTTGGGTTCTGCATCAAGTATTCCATAGGGTCGACCTTTGAGATGAGTTCCACAATAAACATCTACCTTTTTGCTTTTTCGAGTACATTGTTCATGATTGGAACGCAACGCACAGCAACGTTCAAAGGTCGCAATCAAAGTCTTGGTACGACTACGTTTCTTGAGGTCGTCTTTGGTGAATTGAATGTTATCGTATGTATTGATGTAGGCCATAAAATCCTCGTACCCATTTTTCCCTTCGTGATTGGTAATCTCCATTTGGTTCGCCTTGAGCCAGGTAGTCATGTCCTCGCGGAATTGTACAGCACTTTCAGAGAGTTTTATGTTGAGGGAACGTTCCATCTTACCCAAAAGCAGTTCCTTTTATTCCCTTCAATTTTAAAGTTTCATCCAAGAGAGGATCTTCGTAGGATACTTTATTTAAATAAGCCTTTGCAGAGTGGTTCATGGATAAATCTAAATCTAAATGTAGGTTTCTTTTACGAATAAGCGTTTTTAATATATCTTGTAATTCATTTATTTTTTGGAATAGTTTATGTGTTTCTAATTTTGGAGAGGGTTTCATTGGATTAAACAACATATTGGCAGAGTTCATATTCATGTTAGAGAGGCGTGGAGACGGTATCCTTTTTAATGTCCTACGTGACATCGATGGTCGTAAAGTAGGTTGTCCAGTTGACCTGATCTTTAACGTGGTCTTAGGTACAGGAATACCTCTTGGCTTGGGTTGATGACGTATAGGTCTTCGCATACGAACCTCTGGAGCCATATATAGAATAAGGTATTTAAATATAGGATTACCTATACCTATAGTGTTATATGTTTGTCTATCTTTTACTCTGTTCAGATGGCGCCACTTATGTCGGAGCCACGGTGGATTTGGATCGACGACTGCGACAACACAACGGGGACCTGAAAGGGGGGGCGGTCTATACTACGTCTAAACTTAAACGAGATAAAACGTGGACAAGACACTGTCATGTGGAAGGATTTCCGGACTGGCGAGCATGTTTACAGTTTGAATGGAGATGGAAACAGCTAACACGTAAACTATCCGGTGGAACACCTCTGGAGAGACGCATGCAAGCTCTTACTCAATTGCTTGCTTTGGAGCGTCCCACGACTGCAGCCATTCCTTATGCTGAATGGCCTAGTCCACCCGTAGTGAAAGAAAATTGAATGTAAGAATAGTAACCTTGTCCTGTATAACATGATTGAAATCGTTCTAGGCCCCATGTACTCTGGTAAAACCACACGTCTCATGGACATGGTTGAAAAGCATCCAGGTTTAGTGGTAGACTTTTCACTTGGATTGTTAGAGCAAGGAAAATTGAAAAATCACGACGGGAGAACAGTGTCTTGCGTGACCTGCCATCATTTAAAACATCTCGACGAAATAACGCTTCCTCCGAAGGTTTATATCAATGAGGCACAGTTCTTTCCAGACCTGATCGAATTTATCCAGACCCATGAAACAACGACCGATATTTACCTCTTTGGACTAGACGGGGATTATCTACGCGAACCCTTTGGTCAACTCCAGCTTGCAATTTCGTATTGCGATACTTTGGTCAAGCTTCGCGGAACGTGTCATCGTTGCAAGGGACCCTCTTGTTTCTCGAAACGAATTACTTTGGATACCGAACAAATGTTGATGGATGAATCGGCCTATATTCCAGTATGCAGGAAATGTTACCTTATTTAGGGATATAATGCTTCACTTTCTTGTGTGTCTAAGTCATACAAGAAAAAGGTATCTTCATCTTCTATCGTTATTGGCTTTTTTGGTATCCAAAACACGATTATTTTTTCCACCTTGGACAGGAAACGAAGAATGAATAAACATAGACGCATCTCTGTTATTCTAGTCCATGAATTTTTAGACCTTTTTATTTAAAATAACAATATATTTATATGACAAAGAAAAAGATGGCTAGACAATGGAGTGAAAAATATAAAAAAAGTATTGATTGTAAACGTCCCAAAGGATTTTCTCAAAAACAACATTGTAAATATGGGAGACCTCATACAAAAAAATATCGAAACATCTAGGCTTTTTCAGGTTTATCCGTTTTTGTGTTCATTGCGTCTGCAGCGACTTGTACTATTCTAGCCTTGGGTGCAAGATCATTTTCACTCGTCTTTAGTATATCGTCAAACGTTTTTAGTAGTTTACTTTTTGATTGAGGCAAAATCGTAATGAGAACAACCATGATACCAATCCATACATAATACATACCCAACACATTTTGGTCTAATCCAAAGAATACACCAATTTCAAACAATATTTTATAAACAAACCAAAAAAATGCTGCTGCTATCACTAGTCGAATAAACATGTTGTTCATGATGGTTTCAAACATCCTTTGTATAAGTATTTATTTTATTGTCTAAGGTTTTGTCTAATGTTATAATGTCCTATGTAAAAGCATATGAACATAATACATGAACAAATGGAATGAGGTTTACCAAGGTCACCCTTCCGATGATGATCCATAAACTTACGCCCATGCAGACGGTGTATACATCATTGTTACATGATCCGAAGAAGTCGTTGATTGTATGTGTTGGACCAGCCGGTACAGGAAAAACGACGGTTGTTTGTCGACATGCCATGGAACAATTGAAGGAGCGTAACATTGAAAGGCTCGTCATTACCAAGCCATTGGTGGCAGTGGAAGGGGAAGACATGGGATATCTACCTGGAAACATTCGTTCGAAAATGTCTCCATGGATTGAATCCTACATGGACATATTCAAGGAGTATTACACATCCAATCAAATTGAAGACCTTTTGAAGAAGGAAACCATTCGACTATCACCTCTTGCCTATTGTCGGGGGCTTACTTTTAGCAATTCACTCGTCATTTGTGACGAGGCACAAAATACAAGCCCGGCGCAGATGAAAATGTTACTGACCCGTATTGGCACTTCCTGTAAAATGGTTGTTATCGGCGACTTGGACCAGCAAGACCGTGTAGGTGAGTCAGGACTGTCTGATTTTCTGGAGAGATATGCACGAACTGAGGAAAATCCAGAGGTTTCTGTACTAAAGCTCAATGATCACGATGTGTGTAGGAGTAAAGTTGTCAAGTTTATTTTGTCCATGTACTCATAGAAATGCATCGTATCCTGTCAGGGTTGACCGTTTTAAAGGTTTGATCATAAGAAAAACTTTCATATTCTTTTTTGGATCTTGGTCCAGTCCAGTGATGTTCCATATTACAAAGATATCTTAACACACACCATTCCTCTTCTATGTGATGAGGTTTATTTGATTTAAGTGTAATCCACTGAGGCGTCGCATCAACGAGTGTAAAGGATAGATGGGGAGCACATGTATCCGGTACTGGTCCAACTTCAATGCCATCTATATAAAAATGACCTTTTCGTTGGGTCACTTCTCCTTTGTTTAAGTGTACGTGTGCCGAGTTAGGGATCGTAACGAGATGGTCTTTGGGTGTATCAAGACATCTTTCGTAGGTATAAAGATAGTATCCTTTTTTGAAAATGCCATCCGTCATGCACGGTAAAAACAATTGTTCTTTCACACGTTCCTTGGGTAATGACAAATAGAAGGTTCCAGGTATTTTGATTTCCTCGCCATCGTTGTCTCGTAAAATACAAAGATAAGAATGAGCTTTTAAAAAAAGAATACTAGACGGATCGATGGGAACACCTTCCACGTAACGAATACAAAGGATTTCATATAGGGTTATTTTACATTGTTTTGTCTCCTTTTCCAGGTTGTGCACTACAGGGATTTCATAAAAGTGATAATCGGTATCTTTAAACAGGTGGATACCTTTGAAAATCATACCCTTTATTGCAATGTCATCCTTGGTTTCAAATGTTGGAAATGCATCCAAGGTGTCTCCTCTCTGTATGCCTGTCACATAAATGTAGGGTTTGCTGTGGAGGCTATCTATGCTATATAAGACAACCCTTTTTGACCTTGATTTGTTTTCTACGAGTGGAAGTCCATTTATAAAATCAAGAAAGTCCATGTATAAAGTAGAGGTATTTTTTAAAGGGTTTTGCATTTAAAAAATACTTATTGATTGCCTATTTTTTGAGTTTTATATTCTCTCGTGTCTGTGTTTCTCTGTTTTCCAAAATATAGTCCGAGACTTCTTTCGCAGTGGTAGGGTTTTTATAATATTGTTGTAAAATCTCTACCAAGTATTTCTTGTTGATCCCTTTCTTGACTTCTTTCTTCTGATAACTGATTTGTCCCACGTTGCTAACACTAACGGTGTCAACCTCCCTCTCTTTCATTAGTGTAGATAAATCATCCGAGACAAGTTTCTTATGTTTCTTGAGTTCTCTCATTTGTTTTTGAAGTTCTGCTATTTTCTTATCATATTCAAGCCAATGTCTGATTTTTTCAGCAAGGGCATTCTTTTCCGTCATACAGACAGTAACATTGTTTGTTTAAATTTATTTAAAATATATTTAAAGGGTTGTATCCTTTCGATGTTTGGTGCAATAATTGCCTTCATTTACAGCATAGAACCTACACGCATTTCCATTTTTACACCTCTCTATGCATTTATTCTTGGGTGGATCAGTATAGTGTTTTCTACAGTAAAATCCAGTTTTAAATTTGTGTGCCGGATCCTGACATTCGGACTGCTTACAAGTAAACAAAGGAAGCACATTTCTAGAGTAATAATTGACATGAGAAATCTTTTCTACTCCTTCCACGTCCATGTACGGAATGAGTGAATAATATATTTTTCGGCAATATGGACATTTGAAATAGGCCAAATGCCGTTTCTTTTGTTCTTGGATTTCATGGAATAAGTAATAATACTCAAAGGAATGTTCACATGGCAACGTGATTTTATGTTCTATGGGTTCTTTGCTGATGAGACAAGTTTCATTCATTACTATGCCCATATTTTTATCTCTTTATATTAGTATGTCGAGAGCGATTTGGGGACCCGCTACGTGGTACCTTATGCACTGCATGGTACTTAAAATAGACGATAATATTAATCCTCCTGTCATGGAAGACTTGAAAAATATGATTTATGTAGTCATATCGAATTTACCGTGTCCTATGTGTAGCAATCATGCCGTTTCCTATTTTAATAGTCATCAATATAGTCGTATATCAACTCTTGAACAATTACGTTTCTTTATTTATTCATTTCACGAAGATGTCAACAAAAGACTAAAGAAACCAACTACATTGTCTTATGCAGAACACATCTTATATTACCAGTCCTTTAATCTTTCCATGGTCATCAAGAACGTAATCCATATTTATGAAAACATGAACAATACCAACGTGACCATGATGATGTACAGCTTTCATCGAAAACGCATGGTGACTGATTTAGACCAATATTTTAAAAAGCATGCTTCTTTGTATAGGGCATAGTTTAATTTATAGTGTCCGTAACAGTTCTCCATTTTTATAGACTGCACATTTAAATTTTTGTTCCGTAGGACGGCTGCATGCCACCCGATTTGAAATAAGGTCATCATAAAACAAAAGATTGGGTGCACTGGTTTGAATAAGTAAATACCAAGCGACACCCCATACAATCCCCAATACCCCTCCAAGTACGGTGCCAACAGGTGATGTACATTGATACATGTTTCGAACAGTCGTATCTACTGCAAAAATACATAATAATACTATCATGAGAGGAATATTGACACTGTCTTTGAGTATCATGGGGATGGAAATATAGGCAATCGTAAAGAGGAATAGGGCACTGTTGAAAGAAGGGTTGCTATACAATTGAAGTGGAAATTGAATAATCGTACAATTATGTTGTGAAGTATCGTCTGACTTATGTAGGGTCATTTGGAAGACATACGTAATGAAGAATAATATAATGACCCCAAACAAATAAATCAAGCCTTTGATGTTTGAATTGATGATGGAGATAAAGACAAAAATTAACACCAGGAGAAAAGGAGAAATGGTAGATAAAAAGATGAACAAGGTAGGTAAAGTAGGCAAGACAGGGTCTTGGGGTTTCTGGTTGGGTTTATCCATGTTATAGTAAAAGGATATTAAAAAAGGTTCACAAAGCAAAGTAATGGGTATTCCAAGTTATTTCTCTTATGTCATCAAGCATCATAAGAAAATTATCAAACGAATGCAAGGTATTCCATGTACGCTTTTATTGGTGGATGCAAATTCCCTTATTTATGATGTGATCCATGAAGGTCACCTAGACAAGAATGACATCAAGGAAAGGGTTTTTCAAAAGGTATTAGCACTGATACAGAAAACAAAGGCATCCAAAGCCTATGTCGCGTTTGACGGAGTCGTACCTTATGCCAAAATGAAACAACAGAAACAACGTCGTTATAAATCCTATTTAACCAAGCAAATCCTGGAGAAGAAAGAATGGAACACAAATGCGATTACACCAGGCACACCCTTTATGCGTGAACTGGATGCTTTTATGAAGCACTCCTGTTTTGAACACAAGATCCTCTTTAGTGGATCAGATGAAGAAGGCGAAGGCGAACAGAAAATGTTTTTGTATCTGAGACAAAACCCCCAACCCTGTTTTGTCTATGGACTAGATGCTGATCTGATTATGCTTAGTCTACTTCATAATCATCTATGCCCTATTCATCTCTATCGGGAGACCAAATATTTCAGTTATCTCAAGGACATACAATTGAACGTGGATTATGTCTTTGAGGTCGAAGCCCTTGCAGTTCAAGTGAGTGAATGTATTGATATACCTAATCTAAAACAGGCAGTGGTAAACTATTGTTTTCTTTGTTTCTTTTGTGGGAATGATTTCTTGCCTCATTTTGCCTCTATCCAACTACGAAACGAAGGGTTGCCTGTCTTATTGGATGTGTACAAGCGTATCGGATCAAAAGACTTGGTCAAAGAGAGAGAAATACAATGGGACAATGTGAAGGAATTATGGGTAGCCTTATCCAAGATAGAGATTGAACTCATACAAAAAAACATTCAATGGAAAATGAAACTTAAAACGTTTGCAAATACACCTGAGGAACGATTAAACCTTTTTCCATTGTATGATATTCCGGAGAAAAGATTACTAACTGAACCGGATGCCTATTATCCGTTTTTAGTAGGAACCGTGCCACCCTCGGACCTTTGTAAAAATTATCTGAAAATGTTAGATTGGACATTGGCCTATTATCACGGGGATTGTAAAGACTATTACTATGCCTATGAATTTCACATGGCACCTCTCTTTGGGTCGCTAGTACATGATATACCTTGTTTCAATGAACCATTTGACTATGTTCCGTCCTCTCCTCTTTCGGTATATACCCAATTGCTTTACGTGATGCCATACTCGGATTACGAGGCATTTATTCCAGAAAGATATCGCGATCTTGTCAAAGAATATCGACAACTAACTCTCTTGAGTTTTCCAATCGAGACATCCTTTTGTAAATTTTTCTGGGAAAGTCATGTTTCGTTTCCATGGGTTCCCTTGGCAGAATTAAACAAACGGGTTCTATCTCTATAAATATTTTATAGTGTAAGTGAAAGATGACTTGTACGAATTATGATCAGCATTCTTCTACGCATATTCTATTCTATTCAAGTTTTCTTTTTTTGATTGCATCGATGGTTTCCTATTCGTTTCAGGATGTCCTAAGTAGCTTATTTTTTCTTGCGCTTTTTATGACATCTATCAATCACTGGCGTTACCCCTGTTATGGAATGAACCGCCTCCTGGATATTGCGTGCTGCGTGCTGATTATCTTATACATGTACTTGGTTTTTCTATTGAATTATGGACCGTTTCATATTGTTTTTTTTGAAGTGATGCTTACGACAATTGGATTTGTCTTTCTTTTAGAGTGGATCCTCTATATGGCTCAACATCCTTTTTGGATTGTATTTCATTTAATCATTCATACCTATGCATGTTATTTTTTGTTACTTGGATTATATTTCTTATAGCATGGACGAGATAGCTAACTTTCAAGACTTACAACTAAAAAAAATACTCAAGGAATTAGAAGAAATAAAGATATACATTGCCTATCAACAAGAAAAAGAGGCACGTGTTTATACTCGATTATTACAATCACAACCTTCTGTAAAACCAGGGTCGGTGAATGTTACCATCGACGGTAAGACTTATACATGTATCGAAGAAGTATTGTATAATGAATACGAAGAAATATGTGGAACCAAACGATCAGGCGAGTATATTTTATTTAATGCATAAGAAGGGTTCCATGTCGATAAACGGAACATACACCTTTAGGTAGGTATCACTCAGGTCGCGATGCATAAAGATGAGACATAGATCTTTTACAATAAACCCATAGTTTCGTTCGAGTATCGTTCGATAAATGTTCAGTTGTAGGGAGTAGTGGCTCACGTTGCAATCGTCCATTTGTTGTGCCGGTCCAAATCCGTATTTACCATAATCATTTTTGTATTGGATTTCTTTGGAGAATTTCCAGTCGTAAATACTTATCGTATTGTCTGGGTTCAGAAAGAGCATATCAATGGATCCACATAATCCAAGAGCTTCATCATAGACCCTCATTTCCGTACGATAAGGGGTGAGATGGTCATGATCCACAAGAAAACGCTGAAAGAATGCATACTCTGGCTTGTCGCAATCATAGATCTTCCCATTGTAATAGTCTTCGATCACCTGATGCATTTGAGTGCCGTAAGTAGATGCTATTTTTCCATTCTCGTTCCACCCCTTCATAATCTCTTGTTTCGTCTTTCCAAAATATTTACTCTGTGGCCAGTCTGCGCGGGACATCATCTTATCAATGATGGCAGATGCATTAAATTTTGGAAAGAAGTTTTTTACCCAAGTGGTACAAGAGGTAAACCCGGATTTTCCTCTGACCGTATATTTGTGACCGTCTTCCTTGAACTCTACGTCTCGATCGCGTGGGTGAGGGTTCAATTGGGCCAACATCTTTCTCATTTTATTGGAATAAAATTTTAAGTCAATTTTCATATAACTATAAAAATTGAATACCCTAAAATGATGAGAATGAAGTAAAAAGATGACCCGTGTATACACCGGAGATATTTCAGGCGTACTTGGTCAGTTTCAAGAGACCTTTCTCTTGGAAGATTATGGTGCAACGGTCACAGATATCAAGTGTTGGAAGGTATGTGGTTGTATTGTGGAAGGCGGGACATTTTGTCAGAGATGTTTTGAGACGGAAGATGATCATCGTAATACCATGATTAATCCTTTGCAAGCATCCTTACAAGGTCATACCATAGGCGGAAACTTTCGGATTACCTTGGCAAATTTCGATAGGTTTGCTGTCCCGTGGATTGAACGTAATCATGCCTATGTGAGACGATACATTCATCAAGTCATACCAGAAGACAATGGAACAATCCATTATACGATTGAATGGGTAGATCCACTACCTCAACATTCATGGTTTCTAAAAGTCATAGAAGATTATCGTTTCCTTTCACAGATTGGCTATTTCTTTCAAGTGCATAATTCAGATGTATGTGAGTTTCAAATAGAATATTAACCCTTTAAAGTTTATCATCTACAAATAAGATCATATCCTTGATCATTTTTTTTGATGCGACACGTCCATATTCATTGATCATATTACGAACGTTGAAAGGCATGGGGTGTTCTTTCAGTACATCCATGATTTCATTCAGCTCATAGGTTGTAAAAGCAAACTTACACAGATAATGATAAAAATCATTAACACCTTCTCTTTCAAATATCCATGAACGCAATACTTCCATTTCAGCCTCTTTGTCGTGCGACCATCCATGAAATGAACGTAATAATCCCTTTTTAAAACAACGTTTGACTTCTTTTTCCATTATAGTCAAACTAGATTAAACATGTTTATAAATATAAAGATATAGGTACATGTATAAATATAATTATAATGCATCTTCTACATATAACCTTTCATAAAGGATGTCAGTTGGAGATTGAATATGTCTTTAAAAAACTTGGACATGAAATAGAGGTAATGTATTTTGATGATGGACTAACGAAAGGGTCTGATCTTTATAAAATAGATCACGAACTCGCACAAAGGTGCTGGGATAAATACAAGGACTATTTCAATACATTTGATGGTATCATCACCTCTGACACTTGTCCGACAAGCAGACCGTTTCTACAGAATAATTGGTCAAAACTGTTGATCATTTGGATCTGTAACCGTTTTGACTATGAAATAAAACCTGAAACAGATGATCCTGAATTTTATCAACTGCTACGAGACATACCCAATCGAAAAAATGTTTTCATTTTCGGAAATGCTGTGATTGAAAATATATATTCCACCCAAATAAAACGCGTAGACGTAGGAAATTTTATCATCAAACCTATCGGGAAAAATATCAGGTCTTCTGATAAGTATCAAACATATGAACCATGTAAAGAAGTTTTTTATATTCCTCCATATGAAAATGAGACAAAACTAATGAATTTGTCTGAACATTTAAATACACTTCAGATTTCAAATAAATGTCAACGTTTTTCGGAACATATTTCAGAGTTGTTACTCTACAAAGGCGTGATATGCATTCCTTACGCATGGTCTACGATTTCTTTGTTTGAAAGGATGCAGTTGGGACTAGTTACCTTTATACCCACCGTACGTTTTTTGATGCAGCTATTTACAGAAGGTGCACCCAAGGGATGGTTTCAGCCTCCCTTTTTTTCATATGAACCGTCGCGTTTTCAACCGGAAGCATTGGTTTTGTCTGAGTGGTATTGCGAAGAAAACAAGAATCTGTTTGTATATTTTGATAGTTGGGAAGATTTACAAGAAAAGGTTCGTACAACAGATTTTATAAAAAAAACTGAAACCATTCTTCTTTTTGCAAAAGAACACCATGATGAAATGTTAGCACGTTGGAAACATGTCATCGATTTATATAAAAGATATTAAACAAATTAAAATACAACAAGTCTCCTACTACAATGACTTGACTAGAGAAATCAAACTCCTCTCTATCTATCTGATCCAAGAAGACCTCTTTTTGAAACAGACCACTCGTATGAGACAAACT